ACCAATATCCTGTTAGAAATTGATGGAATTAAAGCCTTGAAGCAATCAATACGCAGAATTTTATCAACCGAACGGTTTATTCATACGATATACGACCATAGATATGGGATTGAGTTAGATGAATTAATAGGTGGAGATGTAGATTTTGCACGTTTGGATATAGCAAGGCGAATTAAAGAGGCTATCTATGAAGATGATAGGATTAAACAAGCTCATTCTTTTTCTATCAAAATAGACAAGGATGAGTTTTTTGTTAAATTTACGGTAGATAGTGACTATGGCACTTTTGAAATGGAGGTGACTAGATGATACAAGTAAAAACTTATAATGAAATCTTAGAAGATATGCTTAGTAGATTTGATGATAAGTACGATAAAAGAGAAGGTTCAATGCTTTATAACCTTGTCGCTCCTGCAGCAAGAGAAGTTGCAATTCAATATACAGTATTGAAATCGTATGAAGATATTAACTTTCTTGATACAAGCACTGGAGTATTCTTAACTCGATTGTGTAGACAGTTTGGAGTTGAAAGGCTACCAGCTACAGCTTCAGTAAGATTGGTTAAATTTAAGCAAGAAATTCCTTTAGGCACTCGTTTCAGTGTAGTCAATAGTGAGTTTAACTTTAGGGTATTAGAACGCAAGAATGGTTTTGATTATACAGTTGTTGCTGAACAAGTAGGAAACGCTCCTAATTATGTCACTGGTCAATTAATTAATATTGATGTGATGAGTGAGTTTAAAGGTGCAGAAATTGGTCAAATTATTGTGTTAGGCGAAGATGAGGAAAGTGATAAAGCTTTGCGAAAACGTACAATAGACTATTTAAAGACACCTACTTTAAACGGAAACGTTGCTCAATACAAGAAATGGGCGAGTGAGTTTGTTGGTGTTGGTTCTGCATTAGTAGAGCCACTTTGGAAAGGTGCTAATACGGTTCGTGTATCTATTACTGATGCTGATGGGAACGAAGCTACTCCAGAATTAGTATCTAGATTCAAAAACTTTTTAGATCCAGAACCTAGTGGGCATGGGTTGGGCGTAGCTCCAATCGGTGCTTATGTAACAGTTCAATCGGTTAGTGGATTTGACATTCGTATTGTCGCAACAATTAAAATTGATGAAGATGTGGATATTGAAACAATTAGAAAAGAAGCTAGAATCCAATTAATTAAATACTTACGTGATGAAGCCTTTGAAGAAAAAGAGGTACGAAACTACAAAGTAGCTACTATTATTGACAGAATTAATGGAGTTAAGGACGTTGATAGAGTGTTAATTAATGGACGTGAAAATAGCGTTGAATTATCTACTAATATGATACCTAAATTAGCAGAGGTGACAATTAATGCAGGTTAGAGAAAGAATGTTAACGGCATTACCAGAAATTTGGGACAATACTGTTACTGATATGTTGGAAGCTGAAATTCCAGATGTTGAATTAATTACTCAATTAATCTTTGATACCCGTCGTTTAATATTATTGCCTGAAGCTACTGAAGATTGGATTGATAGATGGGAAAAATCTTTAAAAATCAAGCCTAAAACAACTGATATTGAGGAAAGACGTCGTTATTTAATGACGTTGATTTCAACTAAAGTAAAGATTAGTTCTCAAACTTTAGAAAAGATTACTAAAAGTTTTACTAATATCAACAATATCGTTTCAGTGCAAGGTTCGGTAGTTTATATCAAATTTCTTGGAGAATTACCATCCTCGTATCTAAAAAGATTTACATTATATATTCGTGAATTGATTCCAGCTCACTTAGGAATACAATTCGCAGTCGAAGCACCAATGAATAGCACAATCTATGTTGGTGCTTTTTCAGTACAACAAAACGGCTCAATCATATTCAAGTAAAGGAGGATGAGAAATGTCGTATTTTATTCAACCAATTGTAACCAACAAAGCAGTTACAGAGGTTAGTCAAGCAGTAGCGAATAGAGAAACGATTACTTTTACTCGTGTTGCATTAGGAAGCGGACGACACAGGACTGGGGCAGAAACGAAGAACGATATTGTTCAAATCGTTCATACATTGCCAGTCACTCAATCAATGTCTACAGATAATGCTGATACGATTAGAATTTTAGCACGGTTAGATAACGAGAACGTTAATCAGGAGCTTGCTGTTAACGAGATTGGTGTATTTGCAAAAAGAGCAAATAATCCAGAGTTCTTGTTTATGTATACTTGGGCTGAACAAGGTGATGTAATTCCACCACGATCACAATCTGCAGTATATCGAGATTATGATTTCAACACTACAATCAGTAAGAATCAACAAATCACGATTCAATACAATCCTAATGCAAGTGTATTTGCTAAAGTATCTGAGTTAAATGCAGCTAAAAACGAACTGAAGAACAATATTGATACTCATAAACGAGATACCAACGTTCATCTTCAGACTGGCGAACGTGAGAAATGGAACGGAAAAGCAGACCGCGCTCACCGCCACCAAGTTTCAGATATTGACGGATTGTCAGAAAAGATTGATGCAGTAACGAGGAATAAAGCTAATAACAGTGATGTATCAGCTCATACTAACAATCGAAACAATCCCCACAACGTAACAAAAACTCAAATTGGCTTGTCTAACGTAGATAACGTAAAACAAGCTACTTATACAGACCATGAAGCTACTAAAAGAGATGTAAACGAACAAGAACAACGATTAGCATTATTAGAAGAAATGGTACTTCAAAACAAATATTATGTACCGCTCAAGGCTGAAGATAACACAAACACGTTTCTTGTTGATGAACACAATAATTTAGTAGTAGCCGATTGGCAATATGATGTTAAGGAAAGGTAGGTTAATGGAATGGCGATTTTAAGTAATCAAGTGCGTAAAGCTAATGAGTTACCACCATTAAGCAATGTATCAGACGGCGACGTTGTTCTTGTTCATAATGGTTCAGGGCTTAAAAAAGTAGAAGTATCAACGTTAAAACGGCTATTTACACCGACTTCAGTAGCAACTGCCAATGTATCAGTAGCGACAGCTAATTCAAATGGAACAATGCGTCCAGACAACATTACTACTGAAGTAAACAACGGAGCAATCAAAGCTAAAACAGCCACTCGGACGAATGTAGGTGTTGTCAAACCTGATAACAACACTATCAACATTGACGGCAACGGAACATTAAGTGTAAATGCTTCAACGTTAAATGTACGTTCAACTGAAGTATCCACAAAAATTACCAACCAAAACGGCAATCAACCGTTGAAATATTGGTATGGTTCGAAGGCTCAATATAATGCACTTTCAACCAAAGACCCTAACACAATCTATGATTGTTATGAATAAGGAGGTGTTTTGATGGCAAGAGAGGGAATTTACGTTGGTGGTAAAGAAATAGTTCGTCGATATGTTGGAGATAAAATTGTGTGGAGAAAATCTTATTATGCACAAGTATTTGCTAGTAGAGGCGATTTAGACACTCAAGAAAAAGATGGATTGAAAGTAGAATTTCAGTACTATTATATGGGTGGTTCAGGTTCTCCATTTAATGGAACTATTGAAGACGGAAGGGTTGAACTGAATAATTATACAGCATATTTTAGTAGGCTTGAAGCTGATGTTTACACTAATAGTTACAACAATAGAACGTATAATAGAATTGTTATCACTTTTTTAAATAAAAGCGATAAAGAGAAATTTTTGTGGAAACAACTCGTTAATGCAAATCTAAAAATCTTTAAAAAACAATACAAATAGGAGGAATAACAATGGAATTTACAGTTATTAACAAATCGAAAAAACCAAATAGTACAGCAATCACAATTGAAAGCAAGGAGCCTTACACTTACTATATTCGTGAATTTGAGGGCGACTTAACAGGATTAGATGATGAAACATTAATCAAACGAGTGCTTGATTTAATCTTAGTCGAGTTAGACCCGAGTGGAGCAGTAGCTAAAATGCAAACTGTTATTAAAGAAGCTCAAAGCAAACTAGAACAAGCAACTAATCGTACAATCGTCAATTCTGATGCAATGATGGAGTTAACAGCAACATTGAGTGCAGATATCGCTGAAATCAAAGAACGATTACATGCTTTAGATGGACAAGGCGAAGTGGAAGAGGCTACAGAGGAACACCATGAAACAACAACTCAACCAGTAGCAACGACTGAAGAAAAGCATGAAGAAACACCTCAACCAACAGCACCAGTTGCTACTGAACCACCAGTACAACCAGTTGCTCCATCACGTTCCTGAGAATCATTTCCCGATCCTAAGTTTGATTGGGATGATATCTATTTTACTTTTGCTTTGGGGTGGTATTGCGACCTATCTAGAAGCACCT